GTCCAAGGATTGTAGTAGTGTCGAAAGTGTTACCCTCTTGATCCCTATATACGTACCCATCGTAACCACCTAGCATAATAAAGTAGTCACCTTGGTACTCTTCGGTATCACTGCAGTACATCTTAAGGCCACGGGTGGTAGAGAACTCATAACCTTGGTCTTTACCGCTACAGATAACACCTTTAGTGTCTACTGCATCTACACCCTCTTTAGAGAATAAGATTCTATACTGTGTCTTATTTGGGATAACGTATGACTCAAACTCAGACACACTCTTCTTATCTTGGAACAGTTCTTGGATTGGCTTAGTGATAGAACCTAGTTCAACGTCACCAATCTTCTGAGTACCAGCGATAGTCCGTAGACCGTCTGGTCCGAGAAAGATAACATCCCCTGCAAACTCTTTAATAGTCCAACCACTACGGCAACCAATCTCACGAGTAATGGGTTCTAGTTTGAAGTCAGCTTGGGAGCTACCAGTAAGACGATAGATACGGTTAGCTGAGAAGATGTACAAGCTGTCGCGGAAGACGATCATCCCTGTTACAGGGCTGTCCACCACTAAGCTACCAGCTCCATTAGCAACTGAGAAGTCATCCAGTGTAAGAGGTGCTGTAAATATAACCTCTTGTGGGTTAGCCGACATACCAGCGTAGAAACCCGTGTTCTTAAACACTGAGATGTAGTGTGCATCAACTGGGGAGTTGGTCCCGTTGATATCTGTCACAGAGGTACCATCCCAGTATGAGACACTGTTAGACCCATCAGCAAAAGCTAGGAGCTCTACACCGTTAAAGTTAACACGGCGGAACGTATACTTCTTAGCACCTGTACGTCCAGAGTCAATGGAAGTCCACATCTGGTATACTGTTGTAGAATCTAAGTGCTCAACGTCAAGAGTGCTATTAGCACCCCGAGTACACCCTGTGAAGGTCGTAGTGGTTTTACCTGTGTAACTGATCTGCTCAGAGTCAATGATAATAGTACCAGTGTCTGAGAAGCCTGTAGTACTGGCTACAGTGACTGTTGTAGCTGCCTGGGCTAAGACCCCACTTAAAGTATTAGATGCGTCTGTAGAGCGGTATACAGCCTCCCCACGGGCTGCTATAGCCTCCCCTTGGTAGAAAGCTGACATCAAAACAGGCTCAGCATCTGATACAGTAAACGGGACCTTCTCTGAGGTCCACTTAGTATAACCGTCTATACGGCGGTAGCCACCTGTTGTGTCTGGTTCAAAGTTCTCTAACTCAAGAGCCATACCCGGCTCGATGTTGAAGTTGGAACGGTTAAGGACTAGGCCACCCTTGAGAGGAAACACAAAGGGGCTAAGACCAGAGGAATCTGCCATGTTATTTAGCCCTTATTAAGAGATGGAAGGAAAGACGGAAGGGGTGCCTGACCTTTCTACTACAGTGGAGCGTACGTACGGGTAACGGTTAGTCAGGATACTTCTAATGTTAGAGATGCCATCCTGGAAGCGAGCCCAGTTTGCACTATACTGGTCTAGCTCACCACGGTACTGGTATGCGTAAGCCGTAGCACCGTCTGAGATTACCTGACGGTACGCAGAGGGGATACTAGGTACGTCAGCTGCAGCAGTAAGAGAAACAGGTTGATCGTAGTATTCGTACTTAAGTGTGTAAGCTTTATCTGGGTATGGATACAAAAGATAGTTGTTATCAGGTGTACGTACTACCCAGAGGGGACGACCACCTTGTGTTGTTGTATCATCTTCTTGATCTACATACTTGTCTAGATACTCTTTGTAATCTAGACGGGAGAGGGCACCACCTGTTGAACCGAGACTAGCGTCTTTAACTAGACGGAATGTATCGTAGTCAACAGTCTTGGCTGTTGTAGGAATTGTGTAACGAGTTTGACCAGCTACCAATACTTCGGTCTGGGTAGCGTGGTTGAAAGGCCAGTTAAACTCTCTGTGGTTGATGTAGTTAATAGCATCGTTAACTGCATTCTTACATTGGATCTGGAATCCCCGAGCTGAGCCAAAGTTAGAGGAAGTAAGAGACACCTCGTTCAAGCGGGCCAATACTTCGTTAGTAATGTCTAGGTATGTATAAGCCATTTCTTACCTTGTCTATGAAGTCCGTACAGTGTTAGAGGCCCCCGAAGGGGCCCCTAGTTAGTTATTATGCCAAGTTGTACTTAGCTGTTACAAGAGCCTCAGGACGCAGAATCTTACGACCATAGAGGTGCATACCACGAACGATGTCAGCAAAGCTGTCTGGGTCACGGTATGTTTCAGTCTTGTTGATCTGCTCAGCAGTTGCTACAGCAGAATCATGACCACCAACAATAACACCGTAGTTGACGTTCTGGTTGTCAGTACCTGTAGTAGCAGGACCAGTGCCGACTGAAGGAAGGTTGTTAGAAACGTATACGCGGAAACCATTCCACTTGTTCATAACAAGACCGTTGCGCAGAGCACTTGAGTCACCGAAGTCAGCATTCAGGAAGCGGCTGTCTTCGTCCATCAGGACTTCGAGCATTACTGGGTCAATTACGATCCAGCGGCCATCTTTATCAACGTTCTGTTGGTCAAGAAGACGACCCATACGGTTGATCAACATAACAGGTGAAGCATATGCTGTTGGCAGAGCTGTTGCACCTGGGAGGCGAGCAGCAACTGGGATCGAGTGATCAGCAGCAAAAGGAAGAGTGATGTTACCAAATGAGTCTTTGCGGAGCTTCATTGAAGCCAGCAGTTCGTCTGAACCAGCCGTTGTGTCAGCTTTAGTACCGTTTACTTGGTCGTTTACAGTGTCACCGGCAGTGTGCAGAGCAGACTGTTTGTAACCTGAAAGGTAACCGAGTACTTCTTGGTCAAGCTGGTCAGCCAGGCGGTAAGCCGCGCGGTTTGTAGCAAGGTCCATGAAGTTAACGTGGCTGTGTGCTTCTTCGATATCGTCAATCTTGAAAGCAAAGTAGTTAGCTTTGTCGACAACGAGTGAGAAGTCTGCGTCATCAAGGTCTTGAGCAGCGATAGTTGTACCACGTGCGTAGCTTGATACTGAGATTTCAGGCTCTTTGATGATTTTAACTGTATCACCTTGTGCACTGATTTCACCGAAGTAGTCAGAGTTAGTGATGTCATTACAGATAGCCTTCTTGCGGAATGCAAGTTGTACTTTCTTGGAATAGATAACACTTGAGAAGTTGCCGTTAGGCAAGTTGGTGTAACCACCAGCTGATGCGAAAGCCATTGTATATATCCTTCTAGATGTTTGGCTTGATAAGTAAGAATCCTAAAGACCCACACAAGGTGCTTAAGGTTAATCGAGTTATGTGTGGGAGGATTCCAGTTAAGAGAACCTAAACAATCGGGATAAGAGGCTGATAGATTTCTAGGGTGCTTTCAGGGTAGCTTGCCAGCTAGTCCCTCCAGGGCCTGTACTTAATCAGGTAAGTCTTAGAGATTATTAGTGTTCAGTAGTCTACCCCGTTAGGGGCTACTGTATATGTTCACGGGTATCCAAGGCGGGGCCGTTAAACATATACAGTTATACCATACTCGTCCTTGGGTGTCAAGGTTTAATTGAGTATAATGATATTAGCGAGCACGGCCAGAGATGTCGTAAACAAACTTACCTGAGGCCATCGCTTCTTGGATTTCATCGTAACGGTTCTCAAACTCTTTGTCACTCATCTTAGAGACAACTGACTCTTTGAGATAAGAACCTGCCTCGTCTGTATCAACTACAGTACGGGACTTCTTAGCTACTGTTTTAGCAGCATCCTTGGCTTGAGCCTTCTTAGCAGAAGGTGTAAGACCGTTGTCAACCTTGTAAAGGTCAAGAACACGGATAACACTACCGGCATCGTCTGAGTTCTCATAGAGGGCGTCACGTACCCACTTAGGTTGCTCGTCGACCCAGTCATGGAACTCGTCTGCCTCACGGAGGTCATCGAAGTCAGAGTGTGCTTTACGAATCTCTGTCTCAGCACGAGTACGGGATGCTTCGTACTTAGCCTCATCCAACTCCTTGAATCGTTCACTAGCATCAGCGAAACGCTCAGCAGCTTTCTTCTCAGCAATGGTCTCTACGATAGCAGCTACATCGGGGTGCTTGCTTGCCCATGCTTCGATGTCTTCGTCTGACTTAGGTGGACGGACTGAGGTGTCGGACTTAGCAGCTTCTAGCTTCTCTTTCCATTCCTTTTCCTTCTCAGCCATATGCCGGCGAAGGTCACCGTAGCGTTTCTTAAAGGACTTCTCCTCACGAGTAAGCTTCTCGCCATCTTCTTCATCAGACTCGTCAGACTCAGGAGCAGCCTCTACAGGCTCTTTAACCTCTTTAGGGGCCTTGGGTACCTCGGACTCCTCCTCGACCTCCTCAGGGGCCTCTACGCCGCTCTTAGCGGCCATCAATGCTGCTAGTTCCGCTTCATCCTTTTTCATACGAGCTTGCTTAGCTGCGTAGTTGCTTCCACGGGCCATCATAGCCTCATCAATCTTAACTTCTTTAACCATTTCTTTAGCCATTGTATATTCCTTTATGTTGGGGTCAGCTTATGCTGAGTGGCCTTAGTTAATTATATAGGAGTAGTTGGTAAGGGCCTACTTACGGCCCAAACCCTTCTTAACAGTTGGTTTCTTTTCCATCTTCTTCTTCTTAGAGGGACGAGGGGCTACAAGGCCACCTTTAGCCATACCACCCCAGCCGGAGCCTTGACCTTGGTCTCCTTGACCGCCTGTGGCAGCACCAGCTGCACCATCACTTGTACCACTTACACCATTACCCATACCGTCATTACCGCTGGCACCAACACTACCTGTGCCACCTTGCTGAGCACCACCTGAGGCTTGACCAGCAGTACCTTGGCCTTCTGGGCCATCGTAACCCTCAGGACCTGGTGCATTCATCTCAGCAATAGACTTACCTGTACGAGCAGAGGCCTCTAACTGGGATGCAACTCTATCACCAGCAGTAGTGGCTAGTCCACGGTAATCTGCAGCAGTACGACCTGTACGTCCTGTGGATGTAGGAGCTGTGGTTGTACTTGTTGAAGTAGATGTTGTCTGAGAACCCTTAGGTGCTTTACTGTTTTGCGAGATAGCTTCAATAGCTTGTGCAGTCTTATTCGCTAGACCAGAGGTAAAGAGTCCCTTTGTGTTTAGATTGTTCTCTTTAGCAAAGCTTTTAGCAGCCTCTGCAATAGCATTAGCTTGAGCTGTATGACCCTGTGCAGCTAGTGCAGCTGAGTTAGCCATTGCTTCTGAGTAGGCCTTCCCTGCCATAGCTTTACCGGCTACGCTGACACCTAGTGCCCCAAGGGGGCCTGCAAAGACACTACCTGCTATACCAAGAGCCTTCGAGCCGAATGACTCGTTATCACTGCTCAGGGTAGACATAGTCGCCTCAGCAAGAGCCTCTGGGTCTGAGTAGTCAAAACCACCCATCCAGCCTTTACCGTCATTGCCTTCTGCATCAGTTGTTTGATCGTAATCACGACCACCTCCGTCCGGCTCAGGTCTGATTGGTTTGGTAGCCTGTGTTTCATAATCAACAGCAGGTACGTTTACAACGTCTTCTTGCTTTTCCTTCTCAGCCTCACTCTTCGTCAGAGGTTTACCTGTGTACGAGAAACCCATTTGGTAGTCGGCAGGGTT